GAATGTAACCCAATGGGTTGTCATGTTCTTCATATGCACTAATACTATGGTAATCACCAGTGTTTTCATCTTTGGTTACTGTGTATTTGTGAACACTATCTTTGTGCCAACAAGTAAATACTACATGTTCATCATTTTCACTCTCTCTCACTTTGATATATTCCAATTGCATTTTGCCTGCAATATCACGTTCATAATACCAATCTAAAACGTTTTGTGGTGTATACATTGCTGCATAAGCACGTATAGATAATGCTATTGCTTCTGCTTCTGTTTCTACTTTGTAACTTGGTTTGTCTACAAGTATCCAAGTGCTTCCATGCACCATTGCCAAATCATTTGCTGTTTTTAAGAAACTGTCCATGCTTTGACCTTCTTGGTCTGTGTCTTCCATCCATTGTTCTACCAATGGGTTATTGATTAACAGTCCAATATCACGTTTAGGTAGTGTTCTAAACAAGAAGCTACGGTAAATGTCTACTGTTGTTTGCACATGGTTATCTAATGGAGTGCTGTTAAGGCGTTTTCCATACTGGTCCCCAGGCGCTTGATTTTCACCAATGTATTGTGTTAAGTAACTACCACCTTTATACAATTCACCACCCACGTATGATTTGTAATGATAGTTGGCCTGTTCAGCTACAGAACTGTAACTTGGATGGGTTTGTTCTAGTTGTTCTAATGTTAACATAATTATATTTCCTTTATAAAGGTAGTCATTCAATAATGATCAGTTATTGTCACTCTATATCAGTTATTTATCCTTTTAATAATGTCCAAATAACTGTGCACCTACGGGTGCGTCTTTTGGTTTGTTTGTTCTGATAGGGTTTATCCAATGCACAAGATAACCTAATGCATCATTCATGTGGTCTAAATTACCACCTTTGTCTGGAATATGTGTGCCTAACTTGTATGTTTGGCTACTAATACATTTGATCAAGTTCTTACACTTGGGATCAACACGTAGTTTTACACTTCCGTCTACTGATTTAAGGCTTGCATTTACACTTGCAATCCTGTCTTTAACAGGTGGATTAATACTTTTAACTTTTAATGTAAATCCACTGTTGCGTAGTATGTGATGGTCTGAAGTATTTGAACTGGTTTTTCTTGCTTGTCCTGATGCATCTGGATACACCCATAACCTATTGTCCGGATATCTGTTTAGCAATTCTTCTGCCATTTCATATGTGTTTGAACCTTCCATACTAATCTCATCTATAACGCTTATTTCATTGCCATTAACTCTGGCTATTGCAGCTACTAGTGGACTAACGTTAAAGTCCATTGCAACGTGTAGTATTTCATTCTTTTTGAAGTCTATGTCTTGTTTCTTTATATGTTCTGCACTGTTCCAATTGTAATAGATAGCACCTGCATAGCTTTCAAAACTTGCTTCATACTCTTGGCGGAATTCCTTCTCACCTAATTCATTACGTGCAGCATCAATCTCTTCTTCAGGAACATTACCACCTTCAATTGTTGTGTATTGAAACGCACTCCAATTGTCTTGACTTGGTGCACCTTGCCACAGTTCATATATCCAACTACCTTTGCCTTGTGGTGTAGTAATAAACATAGCACCACCTTGTCTATCTGACAGTGCTGGTCTACATACTTCAGTCCACATCTTTTGATTAATCATTGCTGCTTCATCCATTACCAAGTAGTCCATGCTTACACCACGCAAGTTATCAGGGTTATCACCTGAACGTAAGAATATTTGACTTCCATTTACTAACTTAATAGTTAAATCACTTTCATTAATCTTCTTTGCCCACCTACACCGTATAAACTTCTCTTTGATATCATCCCAAAGGATTTGCTTACACATCTTGTATGTTGGTGCAACATAAAAGATCTTACTGTTGGGAAACCTTGCATGTTTGGCCATCTCATGCATTGATAACCAACTCTTTCCCCAACGTCTTCCTGCAACAACAACTTTAAATCTATTGGCGTCATTGCTTACTGTTTGTTGAACATCACTTAGTGGCATTACAAATTATCTCACAGCTTTCACTATCCATATATTCTCCATTGCTAAAGAAATGTCTTGTTACTGTTTCTCTTTTAACTTGTCCGCCTTCTACAAATATTGTTTCCAAGCGTTGTGTTTTTATTTTACCATCAGGTTGATCCAATTTGGTATCCCAATGGTCACTATTAATATGTCTTTTCATTACTTCTCCTTGTTGCTTTTTGAACCTACGTATAAACCAAACCAAGCTGCACCTGCACCAACTATAGTTGATATAAAGCCAGCTTGTGCATTGCTAGGATTTTCTAACGCCATAAACCATTGTGTTGAGTTGTAGAATACAACCATATAGAATAGTATTAGTAGCCTAGGGATTATCCTCCATGCATCTAGGTTGTTGGGGGTTATTTTCATTTATACTACTGCTACAGTGTTAAATGTAGTCCAGAGCCAATAGCTGATTGCAACTATTGCCACAACTGCCCATACTCTTTTGTCTTTTAAATGTTTTTTCATAATACTTCCCCTTTTATTTAGAATACTTCTTTTTACCTTTTTTCTTCTTTTTATACGCCATTTTTAATCATCCCTATTACTGTTGACACAACAAGCAGGCCTAATACCCACCATATTCTATTGTCAATCTTTTCTATTGCTTTTGTTTGTTTGCACATATCAGCTTCCAGATGCCTCAAGTGGTTGTCTTTTATTGTTTCAATTGAATGTTTAATTTCAACAATATCTTTTGCATTTTGTTCTGTGACTTCTGCCCACTTGTGTTCTGATTTGCTCATAATAGCTTTCCTTTTAGTTTAATCTGTCCACGGTAGTATTGTTCCCGCTTCCTCATCTAACGGAGTATCTGTTTGGTTAAGAACGTTTTTACCTAGCCATATCTGCATAGTAACATTGTTCTTTTCCATAGCGTTTCTCCACTGTGCTCTACGTAATGCTATCTTACCTTGGCTTTTGCCTTCATCAATAACATCCCTATAGTTCCTATTTAATGTATCTACACTAACGCCCAAAACAAAAGCTATTTCTTTGATAGTGCATTGTATTTCACATAAGTTGCGTAATACAGCTTTGTCTACTTTAATAGGTGGTCTTCCTTTGACTTTTTCCTGTTTGTCCTCAGTGTTGTCCGCATTTTCAATCATGGTAGATCTCCTTACTTAGTTTAAGTCAACCCACGCACCATTGGCATATAGCCTTAGCTTGTGTGTGGTTGTATTGTAATATGTCCAACCGTTACTTGGGCTAGCTGGATCACTGCTTAGTTGTGCATGTCCAATTGGTATTTGAAATTCTGCTTGAGTGCTATTTACTTCCAATACCTTATCAGTGGTTGTGTCTGAATCTTTAGCCATAATTTCAAAACTATCACAGTGAACTTCCATTGGTTTGTAACCATAACCTGGATAACCTAATGGACCTGGGTTTGGTGATGCACCATTGAAGTCATCATATACTCTTAGTTTGAATCCATCTTTGGCACCAAACACATTCATCTCTATAACAGGGTTTTCTATGTCTGAATATTCTTTAAGATAGTATACGCCATAGTCACCAGCATATGTTGTAACATTATTTGGTGAGTTATTGTTGTCAGGATCAAGTGTAACAATAAACTTGTCTCTGTTTTGAAATGGATTGCTTTCACCAACTATTGAAAAGACTTTTTCATTTGAATCTTCACACATAATATGTGCTTTGTCATACCCACTGTTGTCTGTTACAATATTGATTACAGCATCATTTAAATCTTGTGCTGATCCACTTACTGTCATGGTATCATCTGGTAAAGAACTCAGTGTGTTAAGAGTGTTGTCAGCTAGTATAACTGCATCACTTCCGTCTGTGGAGGTATAGAGGTTTTTGGCTGCAACATCCATTGCAACCTCATACTGTTCCAAGTTACCTGCTGGTGAACCTGAACCTCTTTTTAATTTAATGGTAGCCATTACCAAGGACACTCTTCAGTTAGTGTTACTGCAATGTCATCATCTAAGACAAACTCAGTTAGACCTGCTTTAACATGTCTATGATAATCACCTCTTATAAGAGCAATAACCAGTGTTACATATTCTTTGTGTTCACCTGTTAGTGCGGCGTTTCTTTGTGTGTCAGCATCTACATAATTAAATATAGCGGCTTGACATTCTGTTTTTAAGCTCATACTGTTCTCCTTATCCTAGATTCATTGTGTTGTTACTAGCGTATTGAACACTTCCCAACAGTGTTTCTTCACCACTGAATGCTCCTGTGGCACTTCCATAAACAGCTATACTTTGAGTTGTTTTAAAGTAACTTGGTCCATTTACATGGAACCTAAAGCTCTTAGCATCTATATCACTGCCGTTGTCAAATGTTAAATATGCACCATCTCTTTGATTAGTAGGGAAAGCCAAACTCCACCAACCTGAGAATGCACCAGTGTTACCTGCAAAACATTCATAAGGATCATATCCACTTTGAGTGTATGGTGTGGATGCTACATAAGGTGTTGGTGTGTTGTTTGATGTCATATAACTTGTTGGATATGTTGTTCCACTTTGACCTGCTGTATCATAGAAGATAATCTCATCAATCATTGCATGATCTGTGCTTCCTTCTACTGCAAACTTCCAATAACGGAAGTTGCCACCAAATGTTGTAGTTGTCAAACTCTTGGTTGCTTGTTCTGATTGTAAGTCACCAAAGTCTTGTGCTCTTACTCTAATTTCATGTGAGCCTGTGGCTGGTGCTATGAAGCTAAAGGTTCCATCATTGTTGTTTGTAACATTATCATTAGTGACTACTAGAGTTGAACCTGTGTAAACTTCTACAAAGTATGCAGGGTCATCATATGTAGCATGATTTGAAACTGTTAGTGTATAAGGTGAACCTTCACTAATAGTTGAATCACCTGTTAGTGTTGGTGTAACTGTAAGTCCTAGGTTAGTGTTCTGCCATTCACTTGCTGTTGAATTATACATAAGCAGATCATTGTTTTGAACATTTTGTATGTCTACATCACTTAATCCACCCAGTGTTCCACCACCGCCACCTGATACAGTTGTAAAGGTTAAGTTACCTGCACCATCTGTTGTGATAGCTTGTCCATTGGTTCCATCATTCTGTGGGAATGCGTATTCATCACCGTTGTCATTTTTAAATATAAGTTCACTGGCATCAATTACTAAAGGCTTGCTTCCATATTGGTTGCCACCACCTGAATTAAAGTCATCACGCACTTTGATAGTAAATCCATCATTA